CGTCGCTACCCGCTGCGTCTGGTGTCCAATCGCGCCATTTAGGGCCGGTGACTTGCAGCAACTCGGTATGAATTAAGCCGGTTGCCGTAACTGGTTTGCCTTCCTCGTCCGTAAGGTTTCGGACTGAATAGCATTCCAGACTGTACTGCATTCCGAACATCTGCGCCGAGTTAAGTTTCACCTCAACGATGCTGGCGTTGAGTGCTTCCGTTGGTACTGTTTTAATGGTCATATACTATTCGCCTTCTGATTCTTCCGCTGCCGGTGCTGCCTTGAACGCTCCCGCCTCGGCATCCCACTCTTTGCCAACGTGCGCGAATGACGCTTGCCACTCGTCAATCTCCGCTTGGCTTGCCGCCAATGCTTCCGAGATATACTGCTCGTCTGTTTTGCCGTCAGCGAGTGGCACTTGCTTATCGATGATAAACACGTTGCCAGCATCGTCCGTTATGTTGAATCCGACAAACTTGTTGTCGCCGTCTGTTCTGAAGTCTTTTATTACAATCTTCATATTAAGTTAATTTTCCTCCGATTTGGGCAATCTTAAATGTCTGTGATAAACCCGATCGGTTTTTGAAAGTCAAAGCGTGTGAGTTTGTGGTTTTAATCATACACAATTTGTCGTTGGTGTCAGTCGCAGACCCAACATTGCCGGGGTCTGAAATAATTTGAGCGATGGCGGTGTAAGTTACAAAAAACAAAACCGCAATGCCCGTGCTGGTTCCATAAACACTCACAATTGCACCATTACAATCAGATGTTGATAGAGTGATACTGGCATCATCGGCTATCGTAACCGAACCGCCTGTCTGAATTTGTGCTATTCCCGCAGCGTCGGCATTATTAACCTCAATCCCGTTCGCGAATGTCGCGAGGCCGGTGCTGGCGAGGGTAAGTTTTGGCGTCGAAAATGCCGCATTCGTAAATAAAACATCGCCGTCACAACCCAACAATAGACGCCCCGTCTGATTTTTTATAAATGAGTCCGAGGTATTGTGGTACAATCGCAAATCGCTGCTGTCTCCACATTGCAATTCGCCGTTGTCGGGAACGCTAACTGCGCCCGTGCTGTCGATGGTGAGGCGTTCCGTAACGGCCCCACCTGCGGTCTGTGTTGAAAATCGCAAATCTCCCGCATTTGTAGCCCCGTCTTGATAGCTTGAAACCGTAGCGAGTGAAGCATCAATGTTGTTGTTGCCAAACATTATCCGCCCCAATAAACCAGACGTATCTCCTGTGGTTCTACGCAAATCTATTGTTGCACCTATGGCCGTTCTTATTTGTTGGTCGTGTATCCAAACAAATCTATTATCAGATTCATCCCACGTTAGTGTTGGGCTTCCAGTTACATCAACGGTTAAAATAGTTTGGTCTGTATCGTTTCCATCGCCAACGGTAATGCCATCCGTTGCAGCAACCTGTAAAGTTGTGCTTGGCGTAACTCCCGCCGCCAAACCAATGCCAACCAACGGAGTCGTGCCGCCGACATTTAGCTTGTTCGTGTTGATTGCCTCAATCTTCGTGACTTGCGTGACACCGGCAGATGCCGTGCCGTCCAAGAGGTTTGTCGAACGGTCTTGTACTTGGTCAGATTGGGTCGGGTTTGCGAACGCTAGGTCGTAGTCGCTGACGCAGCCGATTTGTTTTATTTCGACCGAATCAAAATAAACAGCTTGTGTGCCGGTTGAGGTAATCGCTTGGAGGTAGACTGATATTAAACTTGTTGTAGCAGTTATTTCTAAATTTACGGTTTCCCAGTTGGTCGAAGAATAACCCAATAAATAATATTGTGAGCCTATTGCACTGCTACCAATTCCTACGTTTGCTTGTGTTGCATCAATGTTTTTAACTTTGTAACTAATTCTATATTTAGCCCCGATTACTGCTGTAAAATTTTGATGAATATACGGATTGTCTGAGTTGCGAGCTATTTTTAAAGCTGGTTCAGAACCCGAACCGCTGGACGAATCAATTGTATAAGTGCCTTGGCTTCCTGTCGTCCACGAATTAGGTGCAGTAGTGCCAGTTGCCCCAGTCCAAGCTGTGCCATTTAGGATTTTAGATGTCTGCGACCCATACTGGTCTGCAAACGGCACGGTCGCGTTCTCGTAGCTCGCCGTTACCTCCGCTGCGGTCAGCGTCTTGTTCCAGAATCGGGCGCGGTAGATTGTGCCGTTGAAATTCCCCGTGCTGTTATAGATACCGGCAATTCTAGCGTCAGTACAACTGTCTATTCCGTGGCTCGCGCTGATTGTTACGGTGGCAACTTGGTTGCCGTTGTCGTACAGTATCGCCGCCGTGCCATCAATCGTAGCAACTAGGTGGTGAACTTTTAAATCATCGAGCGGCGCAACTCCGAAAGTTTTCCAAGATGAATTATCATAAATTCCAAGTTTTGCACCCGCTGCATCTTCAGTCCCAAAAACGAAACGTCCGCCGGTTCCAAAATCAACCAAATATTTGTCTGCCGAATCGGCCCAAGAATCCGCTTGCAGAATAAACTCGAAACTAAAAGAAGTGCCGAGGTCGGGCGGCGATGCAATGTCGATGTTTCCAGCCGCACCGTCGAAGTGCAGACCCGCGCCATCGCTGGCGTTTACCAGTTCGCGGATTATCTCGCCGCCGCTTGTCGTTTTAGGTGTAGATAAGGTTGCACTCATGTTGTCTGGTATTCCACTACTTGAACCGTGAAGCTAGTCCCCCCGGCATACACTTTCATTGCTCCCACATATCCGTCAACCTTCAGAAAACCCCCATCTCCCCCAAGGCTTGAGGAAGGTGCAGACATTATGTAGTGAGCATTGGATGAGGTAGGCGTGGTGGCATCAAGGCGAACATAAATTTCGTCTGTGCCGAGATTCTGTAAAGTAATTGAGGTACGGCTTCCGTTGGAACTAATTAGCTGTTCCGTGGTCTGACTGACCCTGCCTGTACCTGCGCCTGTCGGCGTAACATTATTGCACCAAAGTGGATTTGCCATTGTCTTATTCCTTCCTAAAAAATTCGATTAAAGATGGAGGGAAGGGGATTATCCACCCCCCCCCTCCGGGTTATTGTTGCCCTCTTACGAGGTTGTTATTCTTGCAATACTGATTGCAGAGGTGACTTTTACGTCTCGGCTCCAATCAACAGCATAGATGTCAGACCTGCTGCTCTCGTCCCGGTACTCACGCACCGCACTTACACCACCACGGCCACCAGCAAAGGTCTTCAATGCTGACGGATCGTAGATGGTTGGGTTTGGACTCCGAACAAAGATGTAAACATCGCTGCCGTTTACGAAGTCGTTTGAGCGTGTTTTACCCTGCTTGGTCGTATCGTATGCCATAGTGGACAAACGAATCTCCATTGAAGGGTTGATAAGCATTGCAGATGCCTGCCCTTGGTTTAACCCAATAAGCGCAGCCCCCGGTTGCTTCTCAATCACCTTGGCATTGTTCCTGAACAACCTCCAAGCAGTCATGCCCATGAGGATTGCATTTGGTAGCTGACCTGTAGCTTTTGCAATATCCTCAATAAGAGAATCAATTTGCACTACTGGGTCGGTTGTTGCGGAACTCCATGTCCCCATCACTCCACCACCAACGGTTGTCCCATTAGCGGCAACTGCTGCGTTAACTGTGGTGATGACATGACGCTCATGCGAAAGCACGCTGCTCTGCACAAGTGTTTTCACCTTCGCCTGTTCCAAATCCAAAGGATTCAGAGTCCCTGCTGCATCACGCTCTGAATCATCAATAGTGATTTCCAAAGCCTGAGGCAGACAGTTGTAGGTTGGCTCACTCACATCCATAAAGATGCGTCGAGCAGGCCCACCAACTCCGCGAGCGGTGTCATGTACTTGAAAGGCATTCTTGTCATTGTATGCCTTGTATTGCCCGATAGTCGCAGGCACCTGAACTTGAGGTGCAAGGAAATCGGCCGTTGCTGATTGTAAGTCATTCAGAACCCCGGACGCATAATTGGTTAGGGTTGGATTGACTGATGCTTCTGATCTTAATCCCATAATGTTATTCTTTAATTGTTAGACGTTAGTGACTCAACCGTTTATGCGTCAGCGAGTGTGTCCATGCACAAAGCCGCCTCGACCAATTCAGTTGCAACCCCAGCTTCCA